TCCTTGAGCACGGCGTATCGCTTGCTGATGTCGAACTCAAGCACCTCGCCCGTGTCGGAGTAGACGGCACCGCAGGAGATCTGAAGCAACTTGTTCATGTTCACGGCGGCGTTGACCGACGTGATCTCCTCGCCCCCTGCCTGCATCACCATCTTGTTCTTGAGCAGGTTGTAGTACTTCTCCTGCTGCTTGGTCAGTTCGATCTTGCGCTTGACGTAGGTCATCTCCGGCAAGTCCAGGCACTCGTCCTTGGTGTACCGAATGGCAGGTTGTAGGGCTTGGAAGACGATGTTCGTGGCCGTGTCCTTGGGTACCCACCGATAGTTGGATACCTTGAGCATCACCATGTCCTTGAAGGATGAGAAGTACCGGGGCACACCGTTGGGATTGACCAACTTGGCGATGCCGTACGCATCCAGGGGTGACTGCGCAGCGGGGGTGCCCGTGAGCATCCACAGCCATGTGTCGGGCTTGAGCAGGGAGAGGAGCACCTTCCACCGCTTGGTCATGGCGTTCTTGTAGGCGTTGGCTTCATCGACAACGATCAGGTCGAACCCACCGTTGGCGATCTCGTCCTGCACGATCTCCACCCCGTCATAGTTGATGATGACGTATTCGGAGTCGCCGTTGAGTACGGCCCTGCGCTTGTCGGCACTGCCGTATGCGATGTCCACCGAGCGGTGCAAGGCGAACTTGAACAGGTCTGCACGCCACGCGCTGTCCATGATGGACAGGGGGCAGATCACCAGTACGCGCTTGATGCGGCCTTGCTTGAGCAGGTAGTCAGATGCCCAGATGACGCTGCCCGTCTTGCCCGTGCCTTGCTCGTTGAAGCAAAACGCACGGCGGTGCAGGGTGAGGAATGCAGCGGTGTCCTTCTGGTGGTCGAAGGGCTTGTGCTTCCCGGGCCAGTTGTAGTGCCCCAGGATGGGTGAGGGCACGTTCCTGATCTTGAGGTTCTTGAGAACTTGGGCCTCGTCCAGCCCCCACTTAACCAGTACTTGGTTATTGGGTAGTTCTTTGCTCTTAGGTATGACCGTGGTGACCCGTTGCGGATTGCGCAGGGTCAAGAGCAGTGCCTTGTTGTCGATGATGTCCAACTGATCTCACTCCAATGCGCCGCACCCTGGAAGCGGTCTTCCAGGGTGTTAGACGTTGGCGGTCAAGGGGAACAAGAGAGCCCTCAACCGGTTAGCCGTGCGCCGATCTCTTATCACGCACCGCGAGGGAGTAAGCCCGACCACCAACCAAGGCAATCTATCCCGCCACGCCCCCGGCGTCAAGCGGTCTTCTACTTCTTTTTTGCGTGCCCGTTGCGCGCACGGTTCTTGGACGGTGCCTCTAAGAAGTAACCGTCCTTGTTGCTACCGCCCTTGGCCAGAGCCACCTTGTGGGAGACATCCTTGCCGGTGCGGTCCACGCCCTTCTTGTCCAGTGTGCGCCGTGCACGCTGTCGCTCCATCCGGTCGGGGAGTTCACCCCGCTCCTGCTGTTGAGCGTACTCTTTCTTGTACGGCCTGGGCTTATTGACGTAGGGCATGGTCGCTACTCTTTGACTGGGGTGACCCCACGGGCATAGTCCAACGACTCGGCGTGCAGACGCATCTGGTCTGCCAACTTGTCGAACGCAGCGGCGTGGCGGCGTAGACTGCTCTGGGCGTCCTTGAACTTTTCGTAGTAGGCAAAACTGTGGTTGATGTGATGCCCCTCGACCCTACAAACATCCTGCGCCACTGATGCCACGACCTTCATCGCGCACGGTGCACAGAACAGCAGATCATCTTTACCTTTGCCGTACGTGTGGTAGGTGACACCAACATCGTTGACGTGCATTTGTTTATCGCACACACGGCAGGTTGCGGGGCCGCGATAAAAAGTGTCGGGAGTTAGGCTCATTATCCATTCCTTCCATTGTGAGGGCATGACAATACTACACAGTGTTTACGGCACAGTCCACTGGGCTTGGGGTTCCACACGTTGGTCTTGTATGCCAACTTCATCCGGTCGTGGTCTCGGATCCATTTCTGCCAGAGCACGGGTGCCTGCTCCAGTGAGTAGTTAGCCTTTGGGAAGGCGTTGGCTATCACGAACAGCAGCCCTGCCTTGACACGTTTTACATCAGGGAAGTGCTTGAACACGCACAAGGCCATGAGTTCCAACTGCCCGGTGTCCGCGTACTTCGCACTCTTGCCGGTCTTGTAGTCCACCACCCGGGCCTCACCCGTTTCGGTGTTGATGATCAGCAGGTCGGCGATGCCACGGAACCACACCTGCGGATCCCTGAACCCGCACGGCTCAAGGTTCTCGGTCAGCCCCATCTCAAACTCACAGTACTTGTCACCGGGAATCTTCTTGAGACTGTCGAGGGCACCCTTCACAAACTTGAAGTGCTCGGGCAGCGGCGTGCCATCACGGACGTACTCCTCGGCTGCGGTGTGGAACCGCTTGCCGTACAGCAGGTGCTCGGCGTTGTCATCCTCCTTGAAGTCCCGTGCCACCCGCAGGTGGTAAAACTTCTTCGGGCACTGTTCGAACAACTTGATCGAAGAGAAAGACCATGCGGGGATGTTCATTCCTCAATCCCCTCGCTCACAAGTTTTTCAATGATCCTCTTCTGGCGGTTCCAACGCTCTTCATCACTTAGGAGGTACAGCCCCTCACCAAACTTTGCAACCATTTCGTTTTGGAATTCTTCGGCAATCAGATCCTCAAGATCATCAAACCTTTCCCAAAACTTCTTCCAGTAAATTTCTTTTATCACTTCCTATCTTCCTTCTCCATGACCTTCAGCGCAGCGTGCGCCTCCGCTGCCCACTTGATTGTCATCAGGGCTTGCTCACGGGCCTCGATGTAGTTCTTCTCAAGCACCGCATCGTGCAGTGCCTTCAGTGCCTTCTCAGCCATCATGGCCGGATAGGCGTAGTCAATCACTTCAGCAGTCGCCATAACTTTTTCCCATTCCTGATTCACAGTTGACGGGCAGACCCTCTGCCCACGCGGGTACCCATCGCATGCTTTCTTCAACATACTCCTGGGCACGTTTGGCTTCAGCCTCCGGCACCACACAGGCGATGGCGTCATGCACCGTCATCACCACAGGGTACTTCTTCTGAATACGCAGCATCTGCTCGGCGATGATGCACCGGGCGATAGCCTGACAGACGTTCTCGATGACCTTGCCCCCGTAGATGCGGGTGCGGCCCTTGCGGGTCTGGTAGTGGAACTCCACGCCCTTCTCACCTTCCGAGAACTTCAGGTCGTCGTAGCGCATCAGCAGCCCCGAGGGCAACTTGATCGCGTTGTCGTTGGGCAGAATTTGCAACACCCCCGGGCGGCCCAGTTGTGCGGCGTCACCCCGTGACATGTTGACCAGTACGTTCTGAGCCTGACGCCACAGCCTCACGATGGCATCGTTTGTCCTGCGGTAGATGTCGATGATGCGGCGGCACTCATCCAAGTCCACCTCCACGCCCATGGTCTTGAGTTGAATCTGAAACTTAGCAGCGCCCATGCCGTAGCCTGCACCAAGCACCGTGGTCTTACCGATGAACCGCTCGGGCTTCTCGATCTCTTCCTCGGACTTGCCGTAGATCGCAGCAGCCATCTTCTTGTAGACATCCTTACCCTGAGCAAATGCCTCGACCAGATCATCTTGTCCTGCTAACCACGCAAGCACACGGGCCTCGATCTGTGAGGAGTCGGCGTCGATGATGATGTGACCCTCGGGTGCAAGGATCGCCTTCTTCAACTTGCCTGCGTTGTCTCCACGGCTCGGCAGGTTTTGCAGGTTGATCTTGTCGTCACCTCCCCACCGTCCGGTGTGTGCGGCGTAGTACCGGATCGGGACAGGCAAGGTGCCACGCTTGGCGATGTCGATGAACCGCTGCGTCCTTGTTTCTTCCAGTGTGCTCTTAGTCCCCAGGCGAGCAGCCACCAGGGCTTGCACCCTGTCGTCAGGATGTTCGGCCAGTGCAAGGAAGGCTTCGTCGTTCTTGGCAAACGCCAGGGTTTCTTTACCCGTGGTCGGACTGGTCTTCGTAGGCGGCTCGACACCAAACGTCTTGAGCAACTCAGCAAACTTCTGATTGCTCATCAGGTCTTCCTTCTCCACGCCGCACTCGGACAGCAACTTCTCCTTGCGCATGCGGGTCTCGGCCAAGTGTTGCTCAAGACGCAACAGATCCAACTCCAACTTCGGCTCGATGAACATGCGCAGGGTCGTGTCGATGACACGCAACTCCTGCTTCGGGAACTGTCGCACCATGCGGTTGAACAACTTGTAGGTCAACTCCACGTCGTTGATGCAGTAGTCACCGTACCGTGAAAGTTCTTCGTCAGTGAAGTGCAAGCGGCGCTTGCCCAGGGCGTTCAGAACCTCCGTGCCTTTCTCGCCCAGGTTGTATCGCTCGGCCAGAGCCTTGAGAGACCCACTGACCTCCACGCCATGTACAGCACGGCCCATGCACAGAGTGTCAAGCCACACGCGAGGACGAACACCAAACCGCCAGTTAAGGATAGCGCCGTCGAACATGGTGTTGTGCGCCAAGACCATGGCGTTGTCCCAGTTGAACGAACTCCTAAGCCAAGATCGCATGTCTTCATGAGTGCCACTCGCCCACTGGGTTTCGCCGTTGTCCACCTTCACGCCAACACCGATGACCTCAAACAAGTCACTGCGCACATACTCTTCCGTGGTGATCTTGGATAGTGAGTAGTCGCGGTCGTAGTAGGTCTCAAAGTCAAGGGTGATCAGTTGCACGTGCTCTCTCCGTTTCGGTTTCAATCAACTTGTCGATGTAATGTCGAGCCTTCTTCAGGTCTTCTATTCCGTTCTTGTGTCGCCACCTGCTGAGGTACTTGACAGCATTGCCATCCAAGTAGCCAAGCCCCCAGTCGAGGATGACATCCCAGGTTTCGTATTTGAATTGTTTGTAGTGGTCACCCGCGACTTGCGTATCGTTTGCTCGTGACGGTGTGGGTTGTTGTGCAACCCCAGTCTCAGGTCTTCCGGTGTCCCAAGGGTTGTGAATCTTTGTTTGCACTGTGAGCATTCATATCTCCTTCTCTTCAAGCCATTTGCGGCTCTTCGGGTTTCAAGGGCGTGGGCATTGCTGCCACATTCAGGGCACTGCATCTAATTAACTCCATGATCTTGATCTGCTTCTTCTTGGCGCGGTAGGCAACCTGACGTTCAGCCTGTGTCTTCTTTTGACGTGGCTTATCTTTACCCTCACCAAGTTTGTAGATTTTCGCTAGATCGCGGCCACGCACATCCTTCTCCCACCCGGCGATGTGGGCAGCGCCTGCCCTGTGAAGTTCCCGTGTGTACTGAAGCACGGTCACGTAGTGCAGTCCTGTCATCTCGGCCAGTTCGGTGCAGGTGTACGTACCCTCAAGCAACAACTTAATCAGTTGCGCTTGCAGGATGGCGTTGATCTTGATCTGTCGTTTGCCCTTGGGGTTGGGCGGCTGTGTGTAGGTCATTGAGGTAGTCGTTGATTTCTTTTGCGAGGCGGTCACCATCCTGACTGACTCGACCCTCGGGCGTCACGGTGTCCACGCGGCGTAGCAACGCATGACATTTCTTCAGTAGTTCGATGTGCCTCATTGCCGACTCTCTATGTTCTTCAATCGCTCTCCAATGGCCGCAGCCTCTTCATCAGACAACTCTCTGGAGTTCTCAAACAGCGTGCCGTCTTCCATCATCTGCTTGATCTGAGCAAGCATCGCGTCAAGTTCTTCCTGCGTGCCATCGAAGTTGTCAAAGGCACCGGGTGCGATTTCAAGTTTCAGTTTCTTGTCGGTCATTTCTTTTCCTCAGTTGAATTAGTTCTTCCAACATCCGCTCCATCTGATCTGCGGCGTGTAGGTGGAACGGACTGATGGGGATGTTGCGTGCGAGGCTTCTCATCATGTCAATGGTCACCCGCACCGATCTCTCAGACACCTCTCGCTTTTCCTTGGGTTCCTTAGCCGCCTGTATCTGCGCCAGTATCTCGGCCCCCCGCTTGCGGTGATACTCACGCTCTTCCTTGGTCTGCTTGGGCTTCTGGTTCGCGTTGTGGTCGCCGCTCACGTCACTCCCCCTTTAGAAACAAAACACCGCCGTCTACGTCCTCACCTGTTTGGTACCGCACCGAATCTAAGGCGTAGCCTGTATCTTCATCTCCGATAATGATCATTAGAGGCGTATCTGGGGGTATGCCTTTGAGCAAGGCAAGCAGTTCTTCAACAGTCATTTCGTCCCCCTTGCGCTAACAAACTCTTTGAGATGCAACAGCGCGTGGTCGTAGCCTTCGGAAAACATGGGGTGACGCTCGCGCTCCATGCCCATGAGTTCGTCAATCGTGTCGAGCACCGCCTCGCGCTCTCGTTCAGCCACCAGTCGGGCAAAGTGTTCAAACGAAGCGATGCCCGTGCTAGAAGCGACCAGGAAGTGACGGTCAATGTAGGCGTGCGCTTTGTTTGCCAGTTCAATGATTTCTTCACGATCCATGTCTGTCCTTCCACCATGCTTCAAAGAAGCCCCAGATGACGCCGCCGACGGCACTGCCGATGATGATGCTGATGATGGTTCCAAACAGGAACCCCGGAGAGATTTCGCAGTTCATACCATCCCCCACAAATAACTGATCAACACCGCCACTGCCACGAACGGCCCGAGAAAGATCACAAGCAGGATGGACACCGCCCAGGCCAGGGCGAACAAGTCACCCAACCACTTCATGTCAGCCACCCTGCCCAGTGCAGGAAATACACCAGGGAGAAGAACAGGAAGCCCAGTGCCATCAGCATGGCGATGAGCCACCCCAACTCCTCCATGCCGTCGTCTTCGTAGCGTTGCATGGTGCACCTCACTGCGGGATCGGATAGACCAGGGTCTCGGGCGTGTACAACTTGGCAGTGGGCTTGCCCTCAGCGAACAACTGAATGGCACGCTGCACCTTCTTTGTGGTGTGCACCCGCTCTTGTCCGATCCAGGCGCGGCCACCCTCGCTGATCAGGTACTCACGCAGCCGGATCGCGGCGTTCTCAGATGCACCGTTGATCTCACCCTTGTGCATGATCTCGGCAAACCGCTTGATGATCTCGTACGGCACACCCGCCTCCAGGGCGCAGAAGTACGATGCCACGATGCCTGAACTTGTCAGGTTGCGCTTCTTCACCAGGGCCAGCGCCTGTGCGTACTGAAGGTTCTGCTCGTAGCGTGCGGCGTAGTCCACGATCTCGGGCACTGACCGGGGCTTGCTGTCGTCGCCCATGCCGTTGAGGATGAAGCGCACCATCGCCACGATGTCCCGGTCAATCCAACCCGGCCCACCACCGATACGGATCGCATCATGTGTGAGGCGAGGGGCGTTCTGATCAATGACCTGTCCGGCGTTGCGCGGGATCCCGTGGGTTACTACAAACTTCACCGGCACGTCTGCACGAACCACTGCGTGCAGGCGGTGTTGTCCATCGGCCAGGGTGCCGTCGTCGTAGAAACCAATCCCTTGGTGGGTTGTTTCCCAGTTGCCCTCCTTCATGTCTCGGGCGTATTTCGATACGGTCTCATCCCGCAGGTTGCGGTTGAGGGTGTTCTTCTTGAGCCACGCACGGGCGGTGGCGGGGGTGACGTTCACGATGCTTGTATGTAGAGCCATGATGGCTTCTCCTTGAAAGTTAGAAAGGTGCCTCGGGCCACGGGGCTTTCGGCGTTACCACTGATTTAGGTCTCTTGGGTTTCGGTTGCTTCGGTTGCTTATACGGTTGACCCTTCCACGTTGGGAAAGGCCAGACCATCGGAGGCTGTTCTAGTGCAGCCCTGTCTTTTTTTGCACGTACGTTGCGAGTAGCCATTTGTCCCCCAGTCGGTGAACGGATCGCGCCCACTCTCGTTGGTTTCTACGGTTGACCTCAGCGGGTGCGTGATCCGCATTCCACAGGCGGCGTGCCATGCTTAACAACTTCACGTTCATGCCAGTCTCTCCAGAAGTTCCTTGACCTCGTGCATGTTCTCCTCGTTCACCACGAAGGCGATGCCATCGGCCACGTTGATAGCCCCAATATTCTTTAGTTGTAGTGGGGTCGGTTTGTTCTTCCCTGCCTTGCACTCAATGCCAAAGAAGGCACCCTTGTAACAACCCACGATGTCCGGCACGCCGCTGCTCCCATATCCCCCGGTGACGGGGTAGAAGTAGTAAGCGCCCAGAGCCTTGAGTTGCGCCACGACAACCTTCTTGACCTTGGCCTCGGGTGTCATCGCCATGATGCAAACCACTCCCTGACACGTTGCGCCATGCTCGGCTTGGTCGGGATGACCACGGGCACTGGGGCTTGACTCGGAGGGAAGGCGATAGCCGCATCCAACAACGGCGTGCCCCGCGTGTACTTCTCTCCGTCACTGGTATCAACTGTCTCCTTGCGCGGACGGCCACGCTTCTTGGGCGTAGCCACACCCACCACAGGAATCGGCGCAGGGGTCTCAGTGACAAGCGCACCGATTCCCATCTTGCGGTTCTCGTGATAGCGCACGGTGTAGACCTGCTGCACGGGGCAGTCCAGTCGGCGTGCAATCTCTTTGGGCTCGTAGCCCTTTGCCAACATCCTGCGGATCTTGGCGGCGGTAGTCATCTTCTTTCTCATTGGTCTCTCCAGAAAAATGTTAGTGCGGCACTAACAAACTTATGCACGTGCGTCTTCCTCGGGGGTGTGGTCTGGGGCGTAAATCCAAAACACACTTCCCGAGATGCGTCTTCCAACACCACGGATGTCCGGGGTGGGTTTCACGTTCGGTGTCATCATCAGAATAGCAAGACGGTCTTGTACCCAGTTGGGTAGATCGTCAGCCTTATCGTAGTGGCCCTCGCAGTTGCTGTCAACAGTTGGCAACCCGAAACAGATGATGTGGATTGATCCATCTGCTTCGATGTTCACGCGATAGGTGTAATCGTCAGCGCATGAAGGCAGGTCAGCATCCTCGTTGCTTATCATCACCAAGAACATATCCAACTGCTTCGCCCACTGTGCTTGCGCCCGAGGGTTTGATTTGTGCTCTGCCTTCTTTCCTTCGTTCAACATCTGCGCGATCTCCACGCGCAATGCATCTCGTATATCCCACATCACACACGCTCCACGTAGAAGGTTGTTTCAGTCGCACGCATACCCACGTCCGACACCCGGTGCCCCACGTCCACCATGGTCAGCACAGACAACTTACCCATGATCTCCTCGGGCATGTCATCAGCCGTGTAGGTACGTGAGGACTGGATGCTCGGGTTGTTCTTCTTGTGCACGTCGAACATCTCGATGACATCGAAGTACTGCTTGTCGAACCTCTCGTACACATGTACAAACCAAGCATGGCGTGCACGGGCACGATGCTCCTGCGCAGCCTTGTGTTTCGCCATCCAATTCACCACGGCTTCACGCAATTGCCCCGACTTGAACTCGTACCCACTGTCCACAAGGTAGGACAACTCAGGCAACAGCGCATCGTGCGTACGCACCGCGCCGTCAGCACCTGACGCCTCGTTGTTGAATGAGTAGGTCTCGTTCGCTACGTTGTTGGCAAAGTCACCCAACTTGATGCGCACCAACTCCTGCGGCGTGTACTGGCGCATGTACTTCTTGGCGTTGACCACAGCACGGGCGAAACTCTCAGTGAGCGACATGCAGTGCTGCTCGTTGTCGGTGTTGTACTTGCCGTTCTGGATCAGGCGCGTGTAGATGCCGAACCGTTCCGAGCCACCGCCCACCTGCGTGGTGAAGTAGTCTCGATACCCCAGGCGCATCAGTGCATACGGCTGCTCCGGCAGGTACATCCACACCTCGTTGAGGATCTTCAGGTTACCCGGGCCAAATGTGAAGTGCATGCCCGTCTGCCGCAACCCGAACTTCACACGGCGGTTGACCGCACGCAACTCCTCGCACCAGTCGGCCAGGGGCTTGCTCATGGGCAGGTCATCGACAAAGCGATACCAATGCGGGAACGCTTCTTCCTTGCGCAGCAGTCCGCTCTGCAACGCTTCATTCACCGACTCCATCGCTTCCTTGGTCTTGGTGATGAACTTCTCAGTGAACTTCTTGATAGCACCGACCTCAGCATCGGCGTGCTTGAATACATAGTTGAACCCATTGATCTCAGCCATGATGTTTCCTTGAAAGATGTTTATGAAGTTGTTGGGGTGGGGGGAAAGGTAGATTCCACGCCCCCCTCGTGGTTGAAAGGATGCACACAACGGTCATGGATCTGGGGTCAAGGGGCCGTTGTGCACACAGGTTGCGGGTCGCATCTACCGGGCTTGTCGCATCCTGCTAATCTATGAATCCCCTGACCCTAGTCTTTGACGTGCACGGTCTTGCCGTGCGGCGCAGTTGCGTTCGATCCCATGATGCACCACAGCACGGGCAGAGACCATGATCCCCAATCGTTGCCGAGATAACCATCGGTGAGAACGATCACTGCCTGCGCCTTGATCGCATGCTCTGCCATGTACTTGTTAACGCATGACACGCTTGTGCCTCCACCACCGGCGGGTTTTGTTGACCTTGCGATGTCACGCACCTGCTCACCCTCGTACCGCTCGTCACGGCACACGCTCGTGTCCCAGTACAGCAGACGCACGGCGCTCGGATGCACGGTCTCGCAGATCGCAGACACCTCGCCCAGGAACTGCGCCAACTCACGCCCACCGATAGAGCCTGACGTGTCGATGGCAATCACCAACTCACCCACCTGCTCACTCACACCTGATGGCATGTAGATACCCGAGGACACAAAGCGGCGGTTGGGCCTGCGCCACGTGGAGAAGTCGTTACCCGCACAGGTCTGGTTCACGAACTCACGCAGCACCTCGCGCCAGTCCACCTTGGGTTGCAGCATGTCCTCCAGGTCACGCCGACCACCCGTGCCCAACTTACCCGCAGCCAGTACGCCCTGACGTATTGCCTCGTCAATGTCACGCTCCAACTCCTTGGCTTCCTCCTCGGTCATGTCACCCGCACCCTCCCAGTCGTGGGAGTCCAGGCCACCATCGGTATTGGATTCGGCACCGCCTTGTCCGGCACCGCCCTCACCATCACCACCACCTTCTCCGCCGTCCTCGTCCTGCTCATCCTTTAGGATGTTGAACACTTGGGCAGAGTCCATGCCACTGAACCGAGGATCGGCCACGCCTATCAACTTGCCCGTCTTCTTGTGCTTGGGCATGGTGGCGAAGCCGTCGAAGTTTTCGGCGATGATCTTCAGGTTGATCACGTGGTCGCACGCCACGTTTGCCAGTCGCCCGTTCTCGTCATACAGGTGACGCCACGTGGTCAGGTGACGATAGAGTTTGTGATAGACCTCGTGCAGCACAAGGAACCGCAACTCCGCATCGTTGAGCATGTCCACAAACGCACGGCCATACACCTCATCACGTCCGTTGGTCATGGCAGTGGGCACCTTGTCCGAGATGGTGCGTGCACCGATCATCACCACCCCTGCGAGTGCGATGTAGCGTGGGTTACCCATGATGTCGATCACCGCCTTGTTCAGGCGCTGCTCGGCGGTGAGTTGTTTACCGATCATCAGCATTTCATCTCTCCTTACTTCTTGTCCGCAGCAAACAGGTAGTTGTTCTCACGTGCCCAGTCGGTGAACTTCTTGTTGGTCATCACGATGGACTGCTTGGGATACTTGGGCGTGCGCACCCCGTTGGCAAACATACCTTGGGCTTCCTTGTCCAGGCGCAGCAGGTAGGTCATCCACGCATCCACCCAGTCGCGGTCAATCACGGACAGGGTGCGATACACCACCATGCACACGGCAGCAGGGGACTCGGGCACCTTGGCGTTCATCGGATCCTTCTTGATGTCATCCAGTCGGGGCAGTTGGTCGGCCATCTTCACGTGCGCCATGAGATCCATAGCGCCACGCTCACCGATAGTGCCCATGAGGATTGCCGTCAGGGTCTGGTCGTCGAACCCATCACGCACCTTCAGCCAGTCAGACGCAGCCTCCAGTGAGCGCGGCGTGACAAATGCAGTCATCGGCACACGTGGGTGATACACGTAGGGGTTGGTCGGGTTGCCTTGTGCATCGGTCGGCTCGGCGATGTCCTCAAAGGATGCGAACAGTTGCGGGTTGTCCTTGCACCATCCAAGCAGGGTGTGATCCACGCCGTTGGCGATACCCCACTCAATCCATTCCAAGTTACTGGGCTTGCGTGCAGTCACCACCGAGATCCGGTTGCGTGCATGCGGCGGGAGCATGTCGCCCACACCCTCGGCACCGAGGTTAGTGGTGGCAAAAACTATTGAGTCCTCGTGCAGGGTGTAACTTCCTATCTTGCGTTCCAAGATCAGGCGCAGCATGGCGTTCTTCACGGCGGGGTTGGCCTTGCCGAACTCGTCAATCATCAGGATGATCGGCTTGCCCAGGTGCACACCCAACTCCTCGTTGGTCACGTAGCGCACGAACCCTTGGTCGTCAATGGTTTGCAACTGCGGGATGGTGATGTCGCCCAGGTCTTTGGTCGTGCAGTCGAAGTAGCACGGGGTGTGGGACTTGAGGCGCTTGCTCAGTGTCTTGAGAAGTGAGGACTTACCCGTACCCATGTGGCCTTGCACTAGCATGGTTCGCTTGTCACCCCCGGCGATGATGGCCGACTCGATCTGATCGAGGTTCAGTGCGTACATAGAGATTGCAGAGTTGTGCTTCATGATTAGTTCCTTGAAAGATGTTGATGTGTGATTGATTAGTGGTACGTTTACCGTACGTGTTGTCTCACCACCCCAGTCCCAGACTGTCGATGGTCTTGCGCACCTCGTCCACGTGCCGCTTTGTCTCGGCACGCAGGTACGCATCCTCACGCAGTGCCTCCGGCGTCACACCCTCCAGGGCATGCTCCAGTTGGCGTGCTGCATTGCGCATCACCGGGTCGTCGGTGACATTGAAGTCGGTCAGCATCTGCACCATGTCCTTGACGTTGGACACAAGGCTGTCCCGAAAGATCTTCTTGTTTGTGTCGTCGCCGTAGTCCAGGCGCTCGCTCATCTTGGACAGTGCCTCGTACGTGCGCTGCCACACGTCATCCATGGCACGCTTGAACTGCTCGCTGTAGAAGTTTTGGTATTGGTCGCGCAGGGATGCTGCTGCCTCGGCCTCCACGTCCAGTCGCCAGTCGCCTGCCTCGGGCATGGGCATCGGGGTGTAGCGAAACTTGAACTTCTCACGCAGTGAGTCGGTCGTCGGGTACTCGTCGGCGTTGAACAGGGCACCGAGTTTCAACTGTGCGTTCTGCACCTCCCAGTCGTACGCTTGCAGGAACACGTCCACCAGACGGAAGAACTCCTGCTGCAACCCACTCATCTGCTTCTCGTACCCGTTGATGTATGTGGCCGTGGGGCACATGCGCAGCCCGAGATCCGACCACGGCGTGGTCATGGCGTAGTGTGAGTTGCGTGCGTTTGCTGCGAACTTCTGCACCGCATCCAATTCGGCGCAGTCGCCGAGCAACTTCTTGGACACGTTGGCCACGCCCTTGGCGGCGTTGTTCTTGGTGACAACTTCCTCGGATGCACGTTTGTCGTGCTTGCGCCCAGTCCACACGCTGATGCTCATGTCGATCAGCACGGCTGAGGATGCGATGCTCGGGGCGGTGAAGACGGGTGCAGTATTGGTTTGGGTCGAGATGGTGTTCATGGTCAGATCTTTCCTTGAGTTTTTCTAGTCGGCGACTAGATCTTGTTGCGTTGAATATGGACTCCGGCGTTGAGTAGGCGATCTCCTACTCAACAGCCTGTAGTGTATCACTGTTTGATACGTTTGTCAACTCTTTGATAGTTATTGCTACGATTAGAAAGGCACGTCCGCTTCCATACCCGCAGCGACTCCGGCGATACCGTAGGTGGTTAGGACTTGCATCCTGTCCGTGTCCATGGGCATGGCCTGCTCCAGTGGGTGCAGTTGGGTCTTGTGCTTGGACGTGGTGACGCTGTACCTGCCCGTGGTCTCGTACCACTGCACCTTGCCGTCATCCGCGTGCCACTCTGCAACGAACAAGGGGAAGTGCGCGCCATAGGAATACACCACGTAGCGATACGTCAGGCACTTGTCGTAGGGGAGCAGGATCCGGGCAAAGGTGTTGCTTGCGTCGAACTCCTCGCGGCGTTGCACGTACTGGCGTGCGTTGGCGTTGGATGTTTTGATGATCTTGCTCATGCTTGCTCCTCGTTCAGTTGGTGGATGGCCTCGTGCACGGCGCGAACTCCGCACCGCTTGAGCAGGTCGCTCATGGCGCGGTGAAACTCCGGGTTGAAACGCAATTGGCGGTCGGCTTCCACCCCCGCATAGATCAGGCGCAGGATGATCCAGTCCTCACGGGACAAACTCTTAACTTCTTTCATTTCACAAGCCCTCCTTTGTTGTTGATGCCGATCAGGTCGGCGGGGTTGGTGAACAGCATGTAGTTGGACTTGTGCATCGGGGCGATGCACCATCCCTTGCGTTCTTCCCGTGCGGCGTCATCGCCACAGAACAGGCACAGGTGGTATCCGGCGTTGCGGCGTGCAGCGGAGAAGGTCTCCCCGCACCGGGAGCAGGTAGGTTTCATTCGGCGGGTCATGTCGGTGGTCTCCGGGTCAGATGGTGTTGTAGTGGCAGCGGTCGTACTGAGCCAGGACGATGGCTTGCATCTCGATCTGCGTCCACGGCATCTCAGGGTCTTGGGGGATGCGCTTGGTCAACTCGCCCTTGATGCACCGGGTCTTGTCGTCGAACCGGGCAACGCCCGTGGTCGCGTCCCAGGTGACGGTGATGATCTGACCCTCGGGGCCGTACATGCGGTTGGTGTTGAAGGTGAATTCCATGATCAGTCCTTGGAGAAAATTTCTAGTCGCCGACTAGATTCGTGTTGTGTAGGCGAACTCCTACTCAACAGCCTGTAGTGTACACCAAACAGCACTGCTTGTCAAGTCTTGGTAGATTCAGTGTCAGATGATAAAGGTTGAGTACAGACTGATAAGTATGCAGGATAGTGCGCGTGTCGAGTTTTATTGTGTACTGGACTGTTCTTGATGGGGGGCGTGTAAGTGCTTGATTTATAAGGACTGTTCGATGGTTCGTTTTTTGGCCGAAAAAATGCTCTCCCAAAAAACGGCGTGGAGAAACCGAACAGTCTGCACCGGCAACTGTTCGTTTTTGGGTGGAGCAAATTTTCCCGCTACCCTCTTTTTCAAAAAACGAACAGTATAGAAGTGATGTAGATTTTAATAAGATTAGATAAAGACTACTGCAATCTGATATGTAGATTTACACATCAGGTGCTAACCGCTGCCACGCCGCGATACGAAACAAAATTGTACGCACTTTGTGGAACAAATGGGGGTACTGTTCGAACATTTGCCGCTACTGTAAGACTGTATACGAAATTTTTACAAACTATAACAACGCAGCCACGTGTTGAAACCGAACAGTTCACGCAGCCAAAAAAACGAACAGTCGTACAGATCAAAAACCGAACAGTCGAACACGTCGATCACCGAACAGTTCGAACATTGTCGCGCGCCACTCGCCGCTTCTGTAGGTCACTGGCATCATCTTTTTCTAGTCGCCGACTAGATTGTTATACGGTGTTCACTGACGCAGGGGGATCACTGGCTCACACGTAATGTTCGCCGCGCCCCTCGCCGCTGCTGTGAGTCACTGGCATCAAGGGTGGGGAGATCCCACCCAAAAAACTTAGGGCAAAAAAAAGCCCCGCCGAAGCGGGGCTCAAAGGGTAGGGTCTTACTGGATGCGTGCGATAGCGTCCTTGAGTGCCTTGATGAAGGCTGAAACATCGTTGACCTTCGCACCCTCGGCCTTCTGTGCCTGATCCACAATGGTGCTCAGGGTCTTGCGCCACGTATCTTCCTTCGTGGGCTTCTTCGCACCTGCGCCCTCTGATTCACCCTCAAGGGCAGCGGCAGCGGCTTCCTCAGCGGCTTGCAGGTGGCGCTCGATCTTGCTGAGGCGCGAACCCACGTCCATCTGAAGGGTGGCCTTCTTGCCCTTCTTCTCATCACTCAGGCCCTTCGTGGGGGTCTCAAGCAAACGCTGCTCAGCGGCAGTGAATGAGGGCATCACGATCTTGGCCTTCACAAAGGTGCGCAGATCCTCATTGCCACCCTTCTTCACGGTTGCCAGGGATGCTGCCGTGACCCCATCAGCACTGAGGGCGTCAGCGGCCTTCTTCCAACGATTCGACTGAGTCACGTCACCCTTGAGGGCGTCAATCACAATGGTGCACGTGGCAGCAGAGGGAAACTTAACGGTTGCATTCATGGTCAGTACCTTTCAGGTAATCGGCACACCATCAACACGTGGTGTGAACCGATGGGTTGAATTGTGTAATGTTCTGACACGATCCGCAAGGGAAACACACAATCAGATAATCTAGTCGGCGACTAGATTCTGGCGCGAGGGCCGCAGCGCGGCAGCGCCGCATGGCCATGGCCAGGGGAAAACCGAATCCGGCGCGGCGCGACCCCACCCACCTGGGGGGAGGGCATATTGGCAGCGTGGGCCCCACGCGCGTCTAGGCATGCTATTCCACACAAACAACCCCCTCCCCCCTTAATTACCCCAGGGTAAACCCTAACCCACCCCCTCAATATAGAAACACCCCCCGGTAGGAGTCCCAACCTCCTTCCCAAAACAAAAAATCTTGTGCTACATTCCGCTGCATTCGGCTAACCCCTCGTTGGCTTGCGCATGACAATTGAAATTCCTGTGGAACTCGGCATCGAGATCCCACCTGATACGGACTACGTAGACCTGCGTGAACGCGCAAGGGCAGCGTGCGCCTCTATTAACACGCTGCAAGAGCATGGGCTTGAGGTCAAAGAGACCCAAGCGGACAAAGAAACTGCCGCCGGACTACTGTCTTCTTATGCGGTAGACCCGCAAACCACGTCGGCACAGGTTACACACGCCCGTGCATCGACCCTAACCCCCGCCTCCCTGATCAACATCCGGTCTTATCTGGATGAGTATGGCCGTGCGGTGGTCACCCACGCCGTGGAGTTGCGTCATGCGGTGACAAATCGGCTGATTGAGGAGTCTCAGAACCCCGATCCGCGCATCCGAGTCCGTGCTTTGGAACTCCTGGGTAAGGTTTCGGACGTGGGACTCTTCGCCGACAAGACAGAAGTCACGGTTACCCACCAGTCCACGGACGAACTGCGTGCAAAACTGCGCGAGAAACTCGTGAAACTGACCCGTCCGGTGCAGTTGGGTGGGGAAATCATCGACGTGGACGCGGAATTGGGCCTGGATCCCCCAAAAAACGGGGAAATTCTGACGCCCGAGAGCGAAATCGAGGACTCTGATGACTGAAGCGGTGCTTTCTGCCGCTTTGGACTTCACGCCAGAGGAAGTCCAGCAGATGCTGGACAACATTGACCAGTTTGTTCCTGAAGAGCAGGCCGAGATCCTGAAAATTGCCTCTATTTTGGAGGAACGGCAGCACGCAGCCCGGTGCCATAACGATCTCATCGAGTTCTGCAAGCACATGCAGCCCGACTACAAGGTGGGCAAGCACCATCGGCGTCTGGCTAACCTGCTCATGGACATCGCCGAGGGGAGCAAGGACCGGGTGTGCGTGAACATGCCGCCCCGCCACGGTAAATCCCAGTTGGTGTCCATCTACTTCCCCGCATGGTTTATCGGGAAGTACCCAAACAAGAAGGTGCTGATGGTGTCGCACACCACGGATCTGGCCGTGGACTTCGGTCGGAAGGTGCGAAACATCATCGACACTGACTTGTACCGGCAGGTTTTCCCCACCGTGTCGTTGGCGCAGGACTCCAAGAGCGCAGGGCGGTGGAACACCAACTTTGGCGGCGAATATTTTGCGTGTGGTGTCGGATCCGCACTTGCTGGACGTGGTGCTGACTTGTTATTGGTTGATGATCCACACAACGAGCAGGACATCATCAATGGCAACTTCGACGTGTTCGAAAAAGCCTACGAGTGGTTTACTTACGGCGCAAGAACGCGCTTGATGCCGGGTGGACGTGTGGCCATCGTGCAGACACGGTGGCATTTGGATGATCTGACAGGTCGTGTCACCCGTGACATGGCCCAGAATGAGAATGCCGATCAGTATGAAGTTGTAGAGTTTCCTGCCATTCTCAACGTCCCAAGCCCGTCAGATCCTGACAAAACGATAGAAAAACCGCTTTGGCCTGAGTTCTTTGATCTCAAGGCGCTGTACCGTACCAAGGCGTCTATGCCGGTGTTCCAGTGGAACGCCCAGTATCAGCAGAACCCCACCGCAGAAGAAGCATCCGTCATCAAGCGTGATTGGTGGCAGGAGTGGAAGTCCGAGGATCCGCCCTCGTGCGAGTACATCATCATGTCTTTGGACGCCGCTGCCGAGACTAACAATCGTGCCGACTTCACTGCGCTAACCACGTGGGGCGTGTTCTTCAATGAGGAAGAAGACCGGCACTCCATCATCCTGCTCAACTCCATCAAGAAGCGTCTGGAGTTTCCTGAACTCAAGAAACTTGCCCTTGAGGAATACAAGGAGTGGGAGCCTGATTCGTTCATCGTGGAAAAGAAATCTGCCGGTACAGCCCTGTATCAGGAGATGCGCCGCATGGGCTTGCCGGTGCAGGAATACACACCACACCGGGGTAGCGGTGACAAGTTAGCGCGTCTAAACTCGGTGGCTGACATCGTGCAGTCTGGGTTGTGTTGGGTTCCACAGACACGTTGGGCCGAGGAAGTCGTAGAAGAAATCGCAGGATTTCCGTTCATGACTAACGACGACTTGGTGGACTCCACGGTGATGGCCCTCATGCGGTTCCGTCAGGGCGGCTTCATTCGCCTGCCTACCGACGAGAAGGATGAGATTCGCTATTTCAAAAGTCCGCGTAGGGCGGGGTATTACTGAGGATTCACATGGCTACAAACATTGACAAGGGTCTGACCACGTTGGACCCCGACATGCTGACTGAAGAGCCTGCTCTGGAGATTGAGGTCGAGAACCCCGAGTCCATGAGGATCGTGGCTGGTGGGGTCGAGATTGATCTGGAGCCCGAGGAAGAAACAAAGGGTGACGAGTCATTCGACGCAAACCTCGCCGAATACATGGAGGAGGGTGCCCTGGAGAACTTGGCATCTGAACTCGTCGGTCTGGTGGATGCTGACATCAGCAGCCGCAAGGACTGGGCCGACATGTACGTCAAGGGTCTGGAAGTCCTGGGGATGAAGTACGAAGAGCGTGCAGAGCCCTGGCTCGGTGCGTGTGGCGTGTACTCACCCATCCTCACGGAAGCGGCGATCCGGTTCCAGTCGGAGATGATCACCGAGACATTCCCGGCTCAAGGCCCGGTGAAGACTCAGATCATTGGTGAAGTCACTCGTGAGAACGAGGATGCCGCAGAGCGTGTTCGTGACGACATGAACTATCGCCTCACGGACGAGATGATTGAATACCGGCCCGAGCATGAGCGCATGCTCTACAACCTGGGCTTGGCAGGCTCGGCGTTCAAGAAGGTGTACTACGACCCGACTATCGGGCGGCAGACCGCACCGTTCATCCCGGCTGAAGACATCATCATGCCGTATGGCGCGTCAAACGTGTACAAGGCCGAGCGGGTCACGCACGTCATGCGCAAGACTGAGAATGACCTGAAGAAACTGATGGCTGTCGGGTTCTACCGGGAGGTGGAACTGGGCGAGCCGGTGCGGATCTTCACGGATATCGAGAAGAAGAAAGCCGAGGAAGGTGGCTACACCCTGACCGACGATGACCGGTATCAGGTGCTTGAGATTCATGTGGACTGGGACATGCCCGGTTACGAGAGTGAGGATGGGGTTGCATACCCATACATCATCACAGTTGATCGGGGGTCACAGAAGGTTCTGGCAATCCGACGTAACTGGGAGGAAGGCGATGAGCGACACCTCAAACGACAGCACTTCGTTCAGTACACTTATATCCCTGGCTTTGGTGCTTATGGCCTTGGCTTCATTCATATTGTTGGTGGCTATGCTCGTGCAGGGACCGCGATTATTCGCCAGTTGGTTGACGCCGGTACCCTCAGCAACCTCCCGGGCGGTCTCAAGTCCCGTGGACTCCGAGTCAAAGGCGACGACACCCCCATCGCCCCGGGTGAATTCCGAGATGTAGATGTCCCGTCCGGCACGATCCGTGACAACATCATGCACCTGCCGTACAAAGAACCGAGTCAGGTTCTGGCAGGACTCCTTGAGCGCATCACGGAAGAAGGTCGTCGTCTGGCCGCTATCGCTGACCTGAACATCAGCGACATGTCGGCCCAGGCTCCCGTGGGTACCACGCTTGCCCTCTTGGAGCGCCAACTCAAGACCATGAGCGCGGTTCAGGCCCGCGTGCACGACAGCCTGAAGATGGAGTTCCGTCTGCTCAAGCAGATCATCAGGGACTACATGCCGGAGGACTATTCTTACGTCCCCGTAGGCGGTAACGTCGCAGCCAAGCAGGCTGACTATGACCTCGTTGAGGTGATCCCGGTCTCTGATCCCAACGCCTCCACGATGGCGCAGCGGATCATGCAGTATCAAGCCGCGCTCCAGTTGGCTCAAGGTGCACCGCAGATCTACGATCTGCCCCAGTTGCACCGCCAGATGCTTGAGGTCTTGGGCATCAAGAACGCCGACAAGTTGGTGCCGGTCGAGGAGGATCAGAAGCCCCGTGATCCGATCAGCGAGAACATGAGTTTCCTCACGGGCAAGCCGACGAAAGCATTCATTTATCAAGATCATCAGGCGCATATCGCCACGCACATGGCGCTCATGCAGGATCCGATGATCATGCAGATGATCGGGCAGTCTCCGATGGGACAGCAGATGGGTGCAGCGGTCATGGCTCACATTGCAGAGCACATGGCGTTCGCCTACCGCCGTCAGATTGAGGAGCAGTTGGGTGTGCCCATGACGCCGCCGGATGCCGAGTTGGACGAGAACACCGAGGTGCAGTTGTCACGTCTGGTGGCTCAGGCTGCACAACAACTTCTTCAGAGTAACGTCAACAAAGCGCAGCAGGCTCAGGCTCAACAGATGGCCCAGAACCCGCAGTTGCAGATGGCGCAACAGGAACTCGCCCTCAAGGCTCAGGAGTTGCAGCGCAAAGAGCAGGACTCGCAGCGTGACTTCCAGATCGCCCAGGAGAAGATTCGCCTGGAGCGTGAGCGCATCGCTGTGGAGATGCAGAAGGAGCAAATGCGTCAGGCTAATCAGGCTCGTCAGGGTGACAAGAAGATCCGCGCAGATCTGGTCAAGAACATGATGAAGCCCCGGCAGACACCTAAAACACAATAACTAACGAGTATTCAGTGCGACTTCCTGAAAAACTCACGATTGGGATGGCGACGTACGAGGACTATGACGGTCTGTACTTCACCATCCAGGCGCTTCGCTACTATCACCAAGACGCTGATCCCCACCGGATTAAGTTCTTGGTGATAGACAACTGCCCCGAAGGGCAGCACGCGGAGTTCAACAAAAACTTTGTGGACAAGCACGTCTGGAACGGGCGCTACATCGCCACGGACAAGATCAAGGGCACTGCGGTACGTGACTTGATTTTTGAAGAGGCCAGCACCGAGTTGGTCTTGTGCATGGACTCACACGTGCTTGTGGAGCCGGGAGGCATCCGCGCACTGCTTGATTACTACGATGCACACCCGGAAAGCGACGACCTGATACAAGGTCCACTCGTCTACGATGACATCTACAACATGTCTTCTCACTTCACACCGAAGTGGGAGCGTGGGCTGTACGGGGATTGGGACAACGACCCCCGTGCAGCAGACAAGTATGGTGAGCCGTTTGACATCCCGGCCCAGGGGCTTGGGCTGTTCTCGTGCCGCAAGCGTGCATGGTTGGGGTTCAACCGCCGCTTCCGTGGCTTTGGGGGTGAGGAGTTCTACATCCACGAGAAGTTTCGCAAAGCCGGACGCCGGACGCTGTGCTTGCCTGCACTACGGTGGATACACCGGTTCGAACGCCCCCTGGGGACTAGGTATCCCAACGTCTGGGAGGACCGCATCCGCAACTACATCATTGGGTGGCGGGAGATCGGACGCCCCATAGACGACATCATTGAATACTTTTCGACCGTCATCGGTAGGGACAAGGTGATGGATGTTGTAGCAGCAGTAGACGCTGAAACAAAGGAGTGAACATGGCCACTGCGTTTTCCGTGGTGTTGAAAGAGATTGAGGAGTCGCGGGAATCCATCGCCCAGGCTCTTATTACTGGTGGTGCTCGGGACTATTCCGAGTACCGTTCGATGTGCGGCGAGATCCGGGGTCTCTCAGTTGCGCATTCCTATATCACCGACCTCGTGCGAAAGATGGAGCAAGACGACGATGAGTGAAATCCTCCTAAGTACCGGCGAAGATGCCGTGCCAACTACGCTGCCGGAGACAGCAGAAGAGAAGGCCAAGCAACTTCCCGATCCTGCCACCTACCACCTACTCTGTGCGCTACCGGAGATTGACCGTGAGTATGAGAGCGGACTCGTAAAGGCGGGGCAGACCCTGCACTTCGAAGAAGTCATGTCTCCCGTACTGTTTGTGATGAAGGTGGGGCCAGACGCTTACGGCGACAAAACCCGCTTCCCCAGTGGGCCGTCGTGCAAGCCTGGGGACTTCGTTCTGGTACGACCCAATACGGGCACTCGCGTGAAGATTCACGGTCGGGAGTTCCGCATCATCAACGACGATTCCGTGGAAGCCGTGGTGGAAGACCCCCGTGGTATCTCACGGGCATAAGGAGGACGTATGCCGCTTGACAAGAATGAGTTCAAGTTCCCTGACGAGAAAGTCGAGGACAAGAAGGACGACGAAGTTCAGTTTGAAGTCGAAGGTGAGGCTGAGGTCGAAGTGGTGGATGACACGCCACCCGAGGATCGTGGCCGCGCCCCCATGAAGGAGCCCCCTGCCGAAGTCACGGATGACGAACTGGCCCAGTATTCAGACGGGGTTAAGAAGCGCATTCAGCACTTCTCTAAGGGTTATCACGATGAGCGTCGGGCAAAAGAAGCCGCGCTCCGTGAGCGAGAGGAGGCTGTACGGTTTGCCCAACAACTCATGGAGGAGAACAAGAAACTCCAGAGTTCCCAGGGCCAAACCCAACAAGCCCTTCTGGAGCAGGCCAAGAAGGTGGTGGCCACGGAAATTGAGGACGCCAAGCGGAAATACCGTGATGCGTACGAGTCTGGGGACGCAGATAAGTTGGTTGAGGCCCAGGAAGCCCTGACCGCTGCCAAGATCAAGGCCGAACGGGTCAATAATTTCAAACCGGCACCTGTACAGCAGGAAAAACCTGTGGTACAACCCGATCCACAGCCGGTTAAGGAAACTGCCCCGGTCGATCCGAAAGCCCGTGCGTGGCAACAAGCCAATCCGTGGTTCGGCGTCGATGACGAAATGACCGCAGTAGCCATAACGGTTCATCGCAAACTTGTAGAAAGTGGGGTGGATCCGACGAGTGATGAGTACTATGACCGCATCAACGGTCGTGTACGGCAACTTTTCCCCGATGCTTTCCCCTCGGAAAAGGTAGCAAAAAAGTCCAACGTCGTGGCACCCGCTTCCCGCAGCACCGCGCCCAAGAAAATCGTGCTGACCCAATCACAAGTTAATCTCGCCAAGCGTCTGGGCCTCCCTCTGGAAGTCTATGCACGTCAGGTTGCGGAAGAATTGAGGAAACAAAATGGCTGAAAATCGAATCCCCCGAGATCTGGATACCCGAGCAAAGATGGAGCGTCCCAAGCAGTGGATGCCACCTGAACTGCTGCCGAGCCCCAACCCGGAGGATGGTTACGAGTTCCGTTGGATCCGTATCAGCACTCTTGGCACCGCCGACCCGGGCCATGTTTCCGCAAAACTCCGCGAAGGTTGGGAGCCTGTGAAGGCATCTGAGCATCCCGAAATCCAGATCATGGCAACTGGGGACAAGCCCCGGTTTCCAGATAGTATCGAGATCGGTGGACTCATCCTTTGCAAAACACCTAAAGAGTTTGTTGACCAACGCAATTCGTACTATCAGCGTCAAACTGAAGGACAGATGCAGTCGGTTGACAACGCCTTCATGCGCGAGAATGACCCCCGGATGCCCGTCTTCAAGGAGCGGCGCTCTGAGGTGAAGTTCGGACGCGGTTAAAACCCTGTTAGGAGTCCAACATGGCTTACCCCTCTGTTGACGCCGCATACGGTTTCAAGCCGATCAATGAACTGAACGGCCTACCTTATGCTGGTGCAATCCGCCAGATTCCGATTGCTCGGAACTATGGCACCGCCATTT